CCCCTTGAACGAGCCAAAAACCTTTTCGGCAAGACCGTCGAACGGTTCGGACAATACGGATGCCGCTTCGGAGCCGAACGACTTGAACGCGCCCTTGACCGTGGAAAGCCCATTGCCAACCAAAGCCCCAAATTTCGACACGGTGTCGCGGATTCCGGTATCGTCCAGCATCTCACTGAACGCCACCTTGAATTCGGACGCCTTGCCTCGCACATTCTCGACCATGGAGAGCACGCCGGACTCTATGTCGGCGCGCATGACTTCCATCTTCGTTTTGACGGATTCGGCGGCATGCGAGAAGACTTCGACGAGAATCGTCTTGACCGGAGCCCACTGCTGCGCCGTGTTCGCCGCATAATTGGACAATCCTGTCTTCAGGTTGCCGAACGTCTGCATGATGCTGTCGGACGCGGACACGGCAGCCCCAACCAATGGGAGGAACATGTCGGGAATCTTGAAGCCGGTCAGCTCCTTGAATTCACGTCCCACCTGCACGAGCTTGTCACGGTAGATGTCGGCGCTCTGTCCGGCCGTATCCAACGAACGGTAGACGCCGGAGTCCACGACGATGGTGTCGGCGGCTTCGCGAATGTCACGGAACGCTTGGATGAGGGACGGGGCCTTCTTCTTGGCGGCGGCGTCCACTTCGGTGTTGAGGGTTTCGAACGCTTTGAGGAACGCTTCGGGAAGCGTTTCAGCGTCGGCTCCCATCGCGTTCAAACCGTTTTGGAGCAGCTTCACATTGTCGGATGCCTGTCCCACGCCGTTGCGCAGGTTCGTCGCGGCCTGCTGGACAAGGCCGAAGCCTTCCGCGCCCTTCTCGCCGAAGCTGAACGCGTACGTCTCCAAGTCTTCGAACGCGACGTTGAACTTGCCTAGCGCGTTCTGCGCCTTCGTCGATTCGGACAACGTTTTCGCCATCGCGTCGGCCATGGATGCGAGCTTGTCGGTGACTGCGGACGAGGCGGACACCGCCGCGCCGAACACGCCGGTGAAGCCTGAACCAAGCTTGATGAGCGTGGTCTTCACGCCGACAAGCGCGCTGCCGATGAGCGGGATGCGGGATGCGAACCGGTCGTTCGTGGCGACCAAAAGTGAGAATGCGGCAGTGCCGACGACGCCCACCGTGTTCAGCATGTCGCCCACGGCGGATAGGAGGTTGGTGTTCTGCGAGTTCAGGCTGATGAGGTTCGTCAACGGGCTGAGGAACTGTTCTATCTGCTGCGCGTCGAACGCCTTGTTGACGGCTGGAGCAAGCTGGTTGAAGAACGTGGAAGCCAACGTCGAGGCAGCGTTCGACAATGGCACGAACCCTGCGAGCATTTCGCCGAACGTGTCCGCCATGCCCGAATTGGAGATGGCGGTCAACGTCTTGCCGAGGTTGGCGGACAATGCGGTGGCGGCTTCAGCCGACCTTGCGCCAATCGTGTTCTTGATGCTGTTCCACGCGCGGTCTGCCGTGACGGGCAGGGAGGCGAACTGCTGTTCGATGGCGTCCGCGTTCTCCAACACAGTATCGTAGAGGGCTTGGCCGCTGATTTTGCCTTCCTTGCCCAACTGCTTCAGTTCACCCACGGACACGTTGAGATGCTTGGCGAGCATTCGTGCGATTTGCGGCGAGTTCTCCATGATGGAATTCAACTCGTCGCCGTTGACGATGCCCTTGCCCAATGCTTGGGTAATCTGCCGCATGGCACTGGACGCTTCCTGCGTGGATGCGCCCGTGCTAATCATGTTCATGTCGAGCAGTTTGGTGAATTTCGCCGCGTCACCGTAATTGGATACGACTTCCGGTGCGAGTGTGCGGAGACGTGCCGCCGACTGGATGAAGTCGTCGGTGGCGACACCGACCTTGTTCGCGTATTCCAATGACGTTTCGAGCGAGCCTTTATAATCTCCGGCGTCGCCCACCGCGTTTTTCAGCATGGCGGTGGTCTGACCCCACTGGTTGCCCATTTCGATGATGTTGGACGTGACGCCCTTAACAGCCGTGCCGACCGATGCGACAGCTGCGATGGCGGCTGCGGCGTTCAGATACTTGTTGAGGTCGAGGGTTGCGAAGCCGTTGCCGAAAGCGTCGGCCGAACGGCGGCCACTGGAACCGAAGGAGGTGGACACGCTGTTGAGCGCGCCCTTCACACCGCCTTGCAGGTTAAGGCTCTTATTGAACGAGCCGGAGAACAGTCTGGACATGCCCAAACCATGCGAAGAGAAGAGTCGGCTCGTGCCGGACGCCATTTTGGGCTGGACGGCGGGGGTAAGCACCGCGCCCTTGCTTGCCTTGACAAGCGCGGAGTGCAAGCCTTCCAACGATGGGAGAACCTGAATCCATGCGGTCGCGATGCTGCCCTTTGCCATCTATTGTTCCTTTCGGTGAAGACCCAACGCCTTGTTGATGTCTTCGGTGTTCATCGAGTCGAGTTCGTAATCATCCTCCTTCTTGGTGTTCTTCCGGTTTTCCGGCAATACGCTTTTCGGTTTCCGTCCCTTGCCGGAGTAGGGGGCGAGCGTTGACTGTTGGATGATGTCGAGCAGTCGTGCGACCGCGCCGAACGTGCCTATGAGTTTCGCCCGCTCCAATATGGAATATTGTCGTGGGCTGCCGTACTGGCTTGCGAAGTCAGCCAAGATTTGGCTGTCCCACTTGTCCGGGTTTATCGCATATGTCAGCCTTTCGACTGTGATTCCGTAATTGTCGGCAATTTTCCCGACAGGTATTCCCATGCGTTGATGATGTCGTCGTCAACCGCGTTCATAAGCTGCTCGTACTTGGCTTCGGTCAGGACGGCCTGCATGAGCTTGTCGATGAGCCACAGGGTTTCCATGCTGTCTTCCATGCCGTCGTTGTGGATGGCCTGCTGGAATTTGCGGTTGCGGAGGAGCTTCGCATAGGCGTCGGCCCAGTCGTCTTTGAAGTCTTCGATGGTGATGGTTGGCTTGCGTTTTGCCATTGGTTTTCCTTTCGTTGTCTTTCTATATAAGGATACCCCACGCCATGGTCGGCGTGGGGTAAGTTGGTCACGGGCTGACGAGACTGAGTGACTGGAAGTATGCGCTATGTTGCCAAGTAGTGCCGCTGGTGGGTTTGCTTGATAGCACAATCTGGCATTCTCTCGCCACGTCGTCGGTGTTGAACGTCTTGCTGAACTGAGACCAACCATCCAGACTGCTTTCGCTTAACTCGAATAGTGTCTGCTGTTGTGGTGTTACAACCTTCATTGTAACGATGCCTTCAACACCATTAGTTATAGTGCGGATGTAGCCAGTAAGCCTCAGTGTTTGGTTAGGTGGTAAGACGAACACGTCAGAAGTGCATGAGGCTGGGTGGTTTCCGCCGACAGCCAAAACGTTTTTACCTCCAAACGCTGTAGGGTCGCTCATACATTCAGCCGGAGTCCATTTTCCTTCTTTGGCACTGGTACTGGGAATCAGATTGTCGGTGAACTCTCCGAAATCATGCGAGGTGGACTTGTTCAGAGTGCTGACATACCTGACCGCAGACCAAGTGTTACTACCTCCGCTCGTGGTGGAGACTGTTGACTTCAGAATCTTGATGTCGAACTCCGTGCCTCTCGGAAGGGAGAGTTCGCCAGTATAGACATCGCCATCACCCTTGACCATCTTCACGCCGGTATCGCGCGACCATGGCGAGGCTTGACCCCAGTCTCCGACCATCCACATCGCGCCGCCTTCAGCCACCGTATCGTCGGATACGGTGACTGTCAGCGTCTGATTCGGAGAGCTTACTCTTTTGGGATGGTGATGTACTGGGTCTGTGCGGGCTGGGTCGCGGTCGGATAGGCGTTGATGGTGAACTCGAAGTTCACCAGAGCCGTATGCACGTGGGTGATGTCACCGGTGATGAGGAACGTGGCGTCGGCCATCACGTTGCGTCGCTTGCGGGCGCCCTTCAGCATTTCATCAATGACGATGACGTGATGTTCAAGGTCGCCTGCCTGCTCCTTGACGGTGATGGTGCCATCCTCGGTATCGGTGGCGTCGGTGACGGTCACGTTGTCGGAGCCGTATGCGACCTTGAGCAGGTCTTCGTTCAGGGCTTCGATGCAGGTGCCCGTCCACTTCTTGGAGAACGTCGGGTCGGCCTGTGCGACGGTATCGCCGCCTGCTGCCACAATGTCATCGCCCGGTTCGAACGATGC